GCCTAGGGGCCGCCCGAAAAAAATGGGAAACGAACAACCGATTTTAAAGGACTTATGACCAGGCTAGAGTTTGGCACGCGAGTTATCTCGAAATGGCATGCGTAGGCATGATTGCGTACCGCTGGCTCACTTCACATGCAGTTGGGTCCCGTCAAAGATCGGGTAGGCAAAGTGGCTGTGCGCCACGTAGTAGTGTCCGGCCGTGCAATACGCGCTCAGGCTCGCCAGCCTCGGAGAGGACCACTTGGCGTAGCTCCTGACCTCGATCACGCAGATAGACGCGGCTACCTTCCGTTTGGCTTGCAGGCGAGCTATCTCGAGCTGCACGGCCTTCTCAGCGTCAAAGAACTGCCCGTCTGTAATCAGCACCACCGTCAGCGGCTTAGCTGGCTCTATCTTCAGTGCGGCCTGAATTGCAGGCACGGCGTAGGTGGATTGCGCGTTTGGGTTCCTCCCGATCCATGCCACGAGCTCTTTGAGAGCCGTCTGGCTGGGTAGTAGCGTCCAGTCCTTCTTCCAGCTGTGCACGGCCGACCCGAAGCTGATTACCTTGAGCCGCATGTCGTCGGTCGGCTGCCCAGCAACTTGTCTCATGGCCTTGACTGCAGTCTCAGCAACGGGCTTCATTGACCCCGACACGTCATACAGAACGACGACGTTCTTGCTGAATCTCACCCCCTTGGCGGGTGCCTGTACCGTTACGACGTTCAGGGCGGCGGCCAGGAGAATCAGAGCTTTCATTTTCGGTACCCCATATTCCAGAGCAATCTGGCTATATCTGACGCCTTGCGAGCGACAACTCTCTCCGGTTCGTCAAAGTCAAGTGCGTGCAGGGCTTCGTGGATAATCGTGTCAAGCTCTCGTAGGCCTTTGGCGCGCGGGTGAATCCGTATCGCCTTACCGCGTGTCCCCGGAGGGTCGCACGAGCCCCAGATCATTTCCCCAGCTCGCTTTTTCACGGTTCTGCTGTTCTCTGGGGGTTCCCGCAGGATTCTGTAGACGAGCTTCCCCAGGACGGCCTTCATGGGTTGCTTGGCCAATGCAGTTCGCCGTTCTCAATGACGACGCTAAAGCGCTTCCAGGCCTTGAGATCGTTCCTCACGTCAATGACGGATAGCCCTTGGGTCCAGTCATTGGGGGAGTGTTGCCAGGTCGGAATCAGTTGAGATAGGCACCCAGGGCTCCAAGCTTCAATCCTCTTCCGGGTGAACGGCTGCACCCAGATCGCCTCAACCCTTCGGTGCACATGCCCGAAGACAAGGCTAATGCCCTTCCCGGCCGTGATATGGACGTGGGCGGCATGCTTCGCGTGAGACCAGCCGTGAATCGCATAGAGATCGTGGGCTATCCTGCAGCCTGAAAGCCTTTTGGTGGGATTGTAGTCGTGCCATTTGAAGCTTTTGCGGCTTCTTCCAGAGGAAAGAACGGCCTTGGGGGAGATCGCCTTGTAGACCGAGCGAACGAATCCACAGCTCGCTGCGATCCGCTCTACCCGGTATTCATGGTTCCCGGAGACATAATCGACCTGCTTCGAGCAGGATTCGAGCTCGTCGAGGAAGAGTCGAGCTGGGGCGTACTCTTCCTCGAAGATATCCCCAGGGGACTCGTGTAGGGATCCCTTTGGGTGGCTCGAGAATGCAGCTGCCTCAATTACGTCGCCCAGGAGCACAATTCGCCTGGGCTTTATCTTCTGGGCGAATTCAAGGGTGGCGCGCACGGCTGCGCGATCATGGCGCGGGAAGTGGACGTCGGGAATGACCAGCACCCGGTGCCAGCGACTCAATTTTCAGCTCGCTGAGGCATGTTCTATCGTCGCCCAGGACCCTGACATATTAGGCTCGTGTCAGGGTTGTTGATTAGCATTTCGCTGTAGGTCCATATTGCGCGTTCCGACCAAGAGAAAACTTGCAGACGAGCTAGGGCGGTCTCAAAGCTACCTGTCCCAGCTATCCCTGCAGCCTTGGTTCCCAAAGAAGCACAAGGACGGCTGGGACGTCGACGAGTGCAGGGAAGCTATCTCAAAGAACACGCGATTCAGAAAGAAGCCCAGCCCAACAGGCGTTAAGACGATTGGCCCCAAGAAAATCCCAATCTCCAAGGGGAGAAAAAAGTCAGCTTCTTCTGACGCCGAAGTGCTCTCTTCGCACGGCTCCTCGACTCTGGAGAGAGCTAGGGCTGCAGTCAGGGTTACGTCGGCCGCAATGGCAACAGCCGTCAACAACGGAGACCTGGATAACAGGATCGTTGACGCGCTCAAGAAGTCCCTTGAGGAATGCCGTAGGACGGAAGAGGGCATGCTCACCATGCAGGAGAGGCGCGGTGAGCTGATTAAGAGGGAGGTCGCCAAAGGCGTGATTGGCAGAATCACGTCAATGTGCTGCGGCCTGTTGGCCAACGCGGAAAGCGTGCTGGCGAATCAGGTTGAGGTTTGGATTAGCGACCCGGATTTCACGTCAATGGCCACAGAGAACAGGGGGCGTGCTGTCAGGGCCTGGTGGCACTCTCAAGTGTATTCGCTGAGGGAGCTGGGGGCGGAGCAGTTCGAGAACATGATCCGTGAAGAGCAAGAGAGCTGAATGGTTACGTTGCCTGGCAATTGGGGTAGTTGCGCTCCTCGCGCTGCAGTTCGTCCCGGTTGGAATGGTGGTTCCAGTCGTGGCATTGGCCACGCTCCTTTGTGTCTGGATTGACTGCTCGTGGTGACCTCAGACTTGGTTGGCGTTGCCCTCGAGACAATCCGGCCCATGCCCAGAATGTCTGTCTCGGAATTCGCAGAGCGTTACCGAATGCTCCGAGAGGGAACTACCGCCCGTCCTGGGCGCTGGAGCAATAAGTACTTCCCTTACCTGACGTCAATCATGGACGTTATCGAGGAGGCGCTGCGTAAGGGAAAGCGCGGCGTCGTTCTTATGAAAAACGGGCAGGGAGGCGGTTCCGAGGCGATTATCAACGCCTGGGCGTGGTTGCAGACGTATTACCCTGGCCCCAGCCTGTATCTGATTTCAAAAGACGAGCTAGCCAGAGAGTTTGGCCGAGAGAGGTTCTCGTACATTATCGACACGTGCGACCCGATTAGGCGCAAGGCGATCCGGGGCAGGACCAAGGGCGAGCTCGTCCATATCAAGCGATTCACCGACGGAAAGTTGGTGATCCAGGGCGGGCGGAGCGTGCTCAATCTGCAGACGACTCCCTATCGGTTCGTGATTATCGACGAGGTTGATTCACTGCTCGACGAGATCCAGGGACAGGGGGATCCCCTGAAGCTGGCTGAAGTCAGAATGGACGCCTTTCCTGGAAACACGCTAATGATTGCCTTCGCTCACCCTTCGATCAAAGAGAGGGGCGCGGGGAAGCTCTACTACGACCTGTCAGACCAGAGGCGGGCTTTCGCCCCGTGCTTTCACTGTGGCACCGAGTTTTGGCCACAGTGGGGCCACGTCAAGGTGCACTCGAAGGAGGGTGAGAGCTTGGAGGCGGCTCGTAGAAACCCTGCCAGATATTGTTACGTGACGCCTTGCTGTGGCTGCATTCTCACGGACGCACAGCGGTTCACCATGTGCCGCGAGACAGAGCAGAAGTCAGTGCTAGACCCGGAGGTGGCAGCAGAGAAGCCTTGGATCGGTGTGCACATGAGCCAGTTGTTAATGCCGAACAAGACGTTGCGATTCTTGGCTGAGAAGTACGTCGAGGGAATCGAAGACGACGCAACCATGCGAGTGTTCGTCAACAAGCGAATGGGTGATTGCTTTCAGGCAAAAGTCGCAGAGACAACGCTCGAGGATTGGCGCAGGCTGTCAACTGCACCCCATGGGGGAGTTTATTACTCGGGAGAGGTTCCCAGCTGGGTAAGTTTCCTCACAGCTGGGCAAGACTCTGGGGCGCGTGAGCTCCACTACTCAATCTGGGGCTGGGGCCAGGTGCGGGACATTTCTGGGCACGTAAACCTTTGCGGGGCAATGATTGAATCTGGCGTACGGGACAAAGACTATTCGGAGACGCTAGACCCTGCTGATTTGAGGCCATTTGACCAGCTGATTTATGACCGGCAGTTCGGCTATATCGACGAGTCGGGCTTCCTGCAGGTGCAGCAGTGTTACCACGACGCTGGTTGGAGCCCGGTGGGGGTTTATCACTACTGCCGTTCGCAGCCGCTGCGTGCTGTGCCGATCAAGGGGGGCGCCTCCGACGACAGGAGCCCACAGCCGCCGTTTCGCTGGGGTGGAAAGGTCTCGTACGTCTACGCCGGCCAGCAGTTCTCAGATAACACGATCCGCCAGGGGATCCTGAACACGTTCAGGCTCAAGAGCTCGTTTCTGGGCATGGTGAGAAAGCGCCTTCCAGTCAGTGACCTTGAGTCTATCTACAGGCTTTCGCTGCCTGCTGACGTGTCCGAGGAGTTCCTTCGCCAGGTTAGCTCTGAGTTTATGACCGTGGATCGTGGCAAGAGAGTCTGGAAGAACAAAGGGCCTAATCACTGGCTGGACTCAAGCCTATACGCGTATGCAGCGGCGTTGAACATGGCTCCATTGCACGGCGAACGAACGCGAAGGGATATCACCGAGGGCGTTGGCGTGCGGCGACCGTACCTGGAGAAGGAACAGCCTAACCCTGAAGTTGGCGGCTCGTATCGAGAGAGAAGACAGAGGGGCTGGAGGATTGGAAGGTAAATGCGTAGACGAAAGAAGCGTGAAGACGTGCCACAGATCACATACCAAGAGCAATCCGTGACAACTCCCGGCCAAACTGCGTCCAGAGGTGGTGCTGTTCACGACGAAGATACGGGGGTCGTTTCCTGGGTTGGCATTACTCCACAGGCCTGGATACGGCGGCAAATGCCCTGCCCCAAGTGCCTGCTGGTCTGGACGCCAGACATTGGCCAGGTTGTTTACTGCCGAAGCACTCACGCTACGCTGGCCTACTTTCGCTGCAGGAATCCAGAGTGCGGCCACAGCTTCAAGCTACCAGTCAAAACCTGCTAGTTAATTCAGTTTTGTATGCGAATAGAACGAATGTAGCCGTTCTTTGTCCATGATTGGCGGGTGCCAATCACCAATGCAGATTTCAACACGGCCCTAGACGCATGTGCCGTCGCGCTTGCGTCTGGTGACCTTGTCACGGCCGAGACTCAGCATGCTGTTGCTCAGGCTATAGCTGTTGGCCTCCCTGCGTCCATGTCTGGTGACACGGCCGCGGTGACCATGATTCGCAATCTTGACGCGCTTGGCAGGACTATTCAGGCGTTGAAGTCCACCAGGCAAGACGTGCAGCGACGAATCACCAAAACGCGTACCTCTCACGGGAGGCGCTAATGGGCTGGTGGGATACCTTCGCTGACGCGTTCTTGGGCATATTCAGCCCACAGAGAAGCCTTGAGCGGCGCGCGGTCAGGGAGCACGTTCGCAAGCTAGACGAAGACGAGGCTTACAGGGACGCTTGGCTGGGTGCGTTGAGCGCGCGCGGTTACCGCGGAGCTCGCTCCGGTCCTGGCCAGACCCCATGGCTCTCTTCCGCGCTATCCGCGGACGGTGAGCTGCTCGGGGACATATCCACCTTGCGTGATAGGTCTCGCTTGCTGCGCAGGGACGATCCGATTGGATCAGGCCTACACGGCGCACACATTCGGCACACAGCAGGGACTGGCATAGCCCTGCAGGCGCGCACCAAGGTTCCCCTACGATCACGCAATATGGATTCCCTTTGGCGCGAGCGACGAGACGAGTTGTTTCGCGCCGAAGGGCTTCCTTTCGCCGCTGCCCAGAGGATCGTCGCAGGTAAGCGTTTCGAAGACGGAGAGATCTTCGTCAAAATGGTTAAGACCTCGCCCCTGGACCCTGTCTGGTTCGAGCTGGTTGAGGCTGACAGGGTTCGCACCCCCCTGGACGCCTCACCTGCAGATCCGCAGGGCTCAATCCGGGCTGGTGTCGAGAAGGATAGAAACGGAATACGCGTAGCTTACTGGGTATCCAAGAATCACCCTGGAGATACCACGCTCCACAACACGACCGGGAACAAGCCATTTGCCATTCCGCTGGGGTCGGAGGACTTCGACCGTGTCCCAGCTGAAATGGTGTGGCATTCACGCCGCCAGTCTCGCCCAGGGCAGAGTCGCGGAGAGCCTGTTATGCACGCTGTGCTGCAGGATATCCACGACTTGGATTTGCTGTTGCTCGCCTCCCTTAAGCGCGTGCAGATCAGTGCTTGCCTTGCGGTATTTCTAAAGTCGCCTGCGTCTATGCCTCAAATGCTGGACGTGACGGCCGAGAAGTATGGCTATCAGCTCGATACGGATATCGAGCCGGGCATGATTTTCAAATTGCAGCCAGGCGAAGAAATCGAAACTCTGGTTCCTAACTTCCCGGTACCCGGTTTGGAATCGTTCGTTTTCATGCTGGCGCGCAGGATCGGTGCTGCTCTTGGGCTCAGCTGGCAAACAGTGCTCAACGACTGGTCGCAAAGCAACTATAGCTCGGCCAGAACACAAATACTCGAAGAACGCCTTGTCTGGGCTATAGAGCAGAACGAACTGATTGATTGCCTTAGGTGGATTTGGGAACAGGTTCACCTGGACGCTGCCTTGCGTGGCGACTCTCGATCGCGCGGTGTATCTGTCGAGGATATCCGCTCTGTCCAGGCTATCACTCCAGCCAAGCCTTGGATTGATCCACAGAAGGAAGCTGCAGCAACGCAGCTCAAGCTGGAAATGGGCCTCACAACTCTGCAGCGAGAGGCGGCGTGCCTTGGTGAGGACTGGGAGGAGCTCCTCATGCAGAGGCTGCTCGAGGAGAAGCGCGAGAAGGAAATGCGCGAAGAGCTTGGCCTTGGCCCTAAGCAGAAGGCTGATAAGCCAGAGCTCGAGGTCGGCGAGGACGCCGGCGAGGACGAAGACGAAGACGAAGACGAAGAAAGGTTGGCTGCATGAAACTGGAACAGCCGCAAGCGCTGTATCGAGCCCTGAGCTTTTCTCAGCGAGCTATCAACGAAGACGATCGCACAGCCGAGTTCGTTGCCGCGTCTGAAACTCCGGTTCAGACGTTCGACGGTCCTGAGATCCTAGTCGTAGACGGAATGGACACGGCGCGCTTTGAAAGCAACCCGATCATTCTGGACGCCCACGACAGGCGCGAATCCCTGTCCGTCATTGGTCGCGCCGTAGAGCTCAAGAAAGAGGACGGAAACCTCATTGCCAAGGTGCAGTTCGCTGAGACAGAGCGAGCTGGGGAAATCTGGAGCCTGGTAAAGGGTGGGTTCCTGCGTGCCGTAAGCGTCGGGTTCATGGTGCAGCAAGTTCGCTTCCTCGAGGAGGGGGCAAGGGCTGAGTTGGCCAGCGGAACCGTTGAGGGGCCAGCCGTTCTAGTCACTCAATCAGAGCTCCTGGAAATCTCCACGGTGCCAGTTCCCGCGGACAAGCACGCTCTGCTTATGCGGGATTTCATGTCAGCAATCAAAGGAATTAGAGCCATGAAAGAAATGCAACGGTCCGAGGGTGGGCCTACATTCTCGTTCTCGACAGCCATGCCAGACCAAGGTCTACCCGCGGAAGAGGGTGGAAAGGTCGAGGGAGAAAAGGGCGAAGAGACCACAATCATTGACCTACCCCAGGAGATTAGGGCTCGGGCGGCACAGGCCGAGGCGGAGGAAGCCGCAGCAGAGGCTCAGCGTATCGTCAGTGTCGTGCAGGCGGTTCTTGCCTTCACTCCTGAGCACCTGCACGACGTCGCCCGCAAGGCAGTCGCTGGAGCTGAGCGAGGGAATGAGCTCGAGGACGCCAGGAACGCCGTGCTGGAGAGCTGGAGCAAGCAGGCTCAGCCCGTTGGTACTCCCGAGCCTACTCCGGTCAAGGACACGCCAGTCACTCAGAAGAGGGAGCTCAGCAGTAGTGAGTTCCTCAACGCTTTTACCAGTTAACGCCAGATAGGAGACGATCATGGCAACTAACCAACCCTCGCGCTGGGTCCGTAACCTAAACGGCGCGAAAGAACCACTTGTAATCTTGGGGCTGTTCCAGGCAGGCGCAACCCAAGCAATCAAGGCCGGTGAGCTCCTGGAGCTGACTGGTGCGGGGAGTACGTGGGTACCCCTCGACAGCGATTTCGACATGAGTGCAGGTGTCATTGCGATCGCCAATCAGGAGATCAAGGCCGGTGACCTCGCGGGGTACTACGAGATCATTGTGCCTCGGCCTGACGACGTGTTCTCGTATGACCTGGCTGCGGCCGGAAACTCTGCGATCGGCACGGCTCTGTATTTCAGCTCCTCTGAAGCTGTCACAGTCACAGCCGGAACCAACATTCTGGGGCACATTGCTGGCGTCAGCAATTACCCCAAGCAGCTGCCTGCAGAGCATGGCGGCGGAGACGCAGGAACAACGATCCGCACCGTTTCGGTTGCCGAAATGACGATCGTTCGGGCGAATTCGTTTCTCTCAACCTTCAGCTTGCTTTCCTAATCGGGAGCTAGAGGAGCTTTAGAATGAAGATCTACACACCCGATCAGGGAGTGAGGGCCTCACAGCGGCAGTACCAACGCCCCGTGCGCGGTAACGTCGTTTTGAGCGATACCGTTGACATTGAAAGCCTGGCAAGCCAAGCCAGGGAGAATCCCAAGCATTTCGCGGCCAAGGTGCGCGACTTGACTGATTCTGGTGAGCTGCGCATGCAGAATATCGCCAGCATTAAGCGCCTCTACGACGCGCTTAAGGGCGTCAAGGTTGATTGCCTTGATCGCGAGCGTGGGGTCGTCTCGGCTTCCGCGTTTCCCCTCCTGGCTGGCAACTTGGCTGTTGCTGGCGTCAACGACGCTTTCGAGGCTGTAGGCAGTGTTCGCCAGTTCCTCGTCCGCGAAGAAGACAACATGAAGGAGGTCTCGCAGCACGCGTTGATTGTGTCGCACGACGCCAAGAAGGCGGACCCGACGCGCCACGATCCGGACACAGACGGTGACTGGCCCTTGATTGGCGCAGGCGAAGAGAAGTTTGAGATTCGAAGCCGTCTAAACGGCCGAATGCTCAAGATTCGTCGCAAAATGGTCGAGGAGAACGACGTTGCTGGGATCGTTGGGCGCATTAACGCCCTGGGCGAAATTATGGCTGAGTTGGTCGAGGAGATCACCTTGAAGAAGGTGACAGACCACGACGGTTCAGCTGCGGCTGGTAGTGAGCACGTCTTGCGTCCGAACGGAACAGGCACCGCTCTCTACACAACGAGCACCACGGCTCACTCACGCGCGCCCAGTGGAACGAGGATCAACAACAACGCCCTGGCTGACCTCACGGATTTGCAGAACGCGCGGGCAGTTCTGAATGCCATGACCAACACCCGTGGCAAACGCATGAACATTGGTCCTCGCATTCTGTTTGTTCCAGACACGGTCCTGCCAACGGCTCTCAAGCTGCTTGATTCTGAGCTAACGCCCGGAACCGAGAACGAGCTCAATCCGTTCGGGCCTCGCGGGGCGCTGCGGGTGGCCGGCGTTGTCAGCACGCCGAAGCTCGACGACCTTTCGACAAGCGCTTGGTACATGGGCAATTTCCGCCGTCAATTCGTCGGCAAGTGGCGCCGTCGCGCTATGGAAATGGCTCTTGGCGAGCAAGCTGAGGCAGCTCTTCAGGCTGACGTAGTTTTCCAGGCCTCTATGAGCTGGGACTACGAGGTTGGCGCTGTGGATCACGCGTTTGTTGTGCAGAGCCTGACGGCCACAACGGCTCCGAAGGACGAGTAGCTTCTGGCCCTCGGGGGGTGATTCGTGTCCATGCTTAGCGAGATATTCGCCTCCCAGGGCATTGAGTTGCTTCGGCTGACACATGGAGTTGTGGCGCTGAGCCACGTGCAAGGCGCCACAACTACCACAATCACCGAGGCTGTTCAGTTGGCACAGCAGAGAGACGGCTTCCAAGGGGAGCTAGACCAAGAGACGACAACGTTTCTGGTTGCTGTGGCTGACATGGCTGGCGTTGAGCCCATGGGCGAATCCGTGGTTATCCAAGGGTTGAAGAAATGGGACGTGAACACAGTGGATCACATTGCCCAGTCGGCAATCTACGCGTTTCGGTGTAGCAGGCGAGTAAGGTCAGGTGCTTAGGTGTCGTTCAGCGCCCTTTTCAAAAAACTGGGGGAGAGATCTAAGCGCGAGGCTTCTGCGCGTCTTCGCCAAGGCATGGGGACCAATGGAAGGCTGGCCCCCAAAAAAAAGCCCGACGGAAGGCCCCTCGGAGTGGGCCAAAACAATGACCTCAGGATCCTGATTCTCAGAGGGAGAATCCTGGTTAGGAGAGACGGGTTTACAGAGGTCCATACAGCGAATGAGATCGACGGATTCCATAAGGGATCTTCGCCAGGCCAGGTGCCGAGGCCTATCATTGGGCTCACCCCAAAGCAGAGCCGTGAATATGCCGCAGAAGTAGCCAGGGAGCTAGGGAGACAGGCTAAGAAGTTGGGTCTGCGGTGAACATTCTTCAACTGGAAGCACTTATACCAACCTCTGTTATCACTGCCCTATCTGGGGCACCAGAGGGTCTGGACGCTGCTGGTGAGGTCTACGTATCAGACAGGAAGCGCCCTTCTATTGGCGCTTCTGAGATATGGGTCCGAAAGACCACTGACGCCCCGGAGATACTGCAAGAGGTTCAGGGCAATACGCTGCTGGGTTACTCGTACACATTTCTCCTTATCAGCGACGTCGCCAAGTCAATTGCCCAGCGTTGGGCTCAGCTAATGCGTGACTATTTTCACCTGTCCAATGTTCCGAGTGGCGTTGACGGGCTCATGGTCGCCCAGGTGACAGATATGGTTTTCGACGAATACCCCGGAGAAGGCGAAGACGCTGCAGCCTCGGTCACGATTCAATTCATTGGGGTTGAGAGCCCAGCCTCGGTTGCAGCTGGCGGGATAGGCGGATTCGGTGCCGGCGAAGGCCCTGGGGGTGGAACATGAAAAAGACTTTCTCGTGGGCCATTGCTGTGTGCATTGGGTTGTTTGCAATGCTCGTGCTCACCGGAGCGAGCTCAACGACAACGATCACCAATGTAGTTAACAACGGCGGGAGTCCAACAACCTATACACTGACCGTTACGTCGACAACGAGCATGGTTGTGTCGGACTTGCTGGTCGCGAATACAGCTGCAGGCACAAGTGGACTTTGGAGAATTTCCAGCATTACGGATAGTGTTACGTGCGTTGTCACTGACGACGAAACAATCGGAAATAGCGGTAGTGAGTGGGGCTCTCCCATTCCAGGCTCAGCAGCTTGGGAAACGCCGACCGTCAACAACAGACTGGTGCAGCTACCTCAGGGCTCTAGGCACTGGTGGGCGGCCTGGCGCCACAATTTCGCCCAAATGGACGTCAGCCTAGACGGTGACATAACGTCGGTCACCGCAGACGACGGATTGAGTGGCGGTGGGATCACGGGTGCAGTCGAGATTGACGTCGACGTCACAGAGATAGTTGGCGCAGGCCTTGAGGCTGACTCGAGCTCACCCAAGAACATACGGATCGCCAGCACAGCAGCAGGCAACGGGCTACAGGGTGGGAGCGGTTCTGCTCTCTCTGTCAAAGCTGACACGCTTACGGGGGGAACGATCGCCGAGGTAACCGTCTCGTCTTCTGGTGTCGGCGTGGACGTTGAAGACCTCGACGGCGACAAGGTGGTCATTGACTACGAGCCAACTCAGTACACGCCGAACACCGGCATTGCTGACGTGGACTCTGAAAATCACCTGAGCGCGCACCTGAATGGGATCAACTCAGCTTTGGCGGCTGTATCCTCCGGTGGTGACATAACAGAAGTAAACACAACTGCGCCCTTGGCTGGTGGTGCCACGTCTGGGGCCGTGAACCTTACGATTAGCGGGATTACGGCTGCTGAGCTGGCGACAGATTCCGTTGACAGTGACGAGATAGCCTCGGGAGCAGTGGGCGTTGCAGAGATCGCGACTGACGCGGTTACGTCAGCAAAGATTGCTGACGGAACAATCACCGTTGACGACATTGGAGCAGACGCTGTTGGGGAAACTCAGATTGCAGACAATTCAGTTGGGCAGGCCGAGATAAAGGACAACTCTATTGCCCTGCCTAAGCTCGGATTCAGTGGTGAGGATCTTCCGGTTGTAGACTCGACGACCAACTACACGGCTGCGGCTGCCACGCTCCAGGCGCACCTAAACGGAATTGATACGGCGCTGGGTGCAGCAGCGGGCGGTGACGTCACAGACGTCATTGGTGGAGACGGCCTAACTGACGACGGGAACACGGGGGACATTACCCTAGATATAGCTGTCGCAGACTTCGCCGGGACTGGCCTGGAGTCTGACGGTGGGAGCCCGGCGAATTTACGCCTGGCTGCTCAAGGAAACGGAATCGGTGGCGGCGGGGGTTCGACGCTTACAGTCACCCCAGACGTTACGACTGGTGGCGATACGGCACCAGTGACAGTGGCTGCAAATGGGGTTGGCGTAGACGTCACCACGCTGGACGGAGATCACCTTGACGTAGACTGGACTCCCAGCAACTACGTTCCTGACTCTAGCCCCTCAGAGGCGGCTGACGTTGACGACCTAACGGCCCACATAGCCGGCATTGACTCGCAGCTCTTCGTCTCCCAGGACCCGAGCACGTTTCAGGCTCGGTTGTCGTTGAGCAGCTCTGACCCTGCGCCAACAGGCGATAACACTGGGACAGTTGTCTACCTTTTGCCCTACAAGGGCGACTATGTTGCCCTTTACTCAGGAACTCGCTGGGAGCTTTTCGACATTGGCGCCGGTTACGTCTTGAGCAATTCTGGGCTCTCTGTGGACACGAACTACGACGTGTTCCTAGACAGCACGAGTGGGCTAACGGCAACAGCGTGGAGCACAGACACGGCCAGGGCCACGGCCCTGACCACCCAAGACGGCGTGTATGTGCTGACTGGAGACGCGACAAAGCGCTACGTGGGAACGGTTAGGACAACAGCAAGTGGCGGGTTTGCAGACACGGGAGCCGCAGAGCCTGCTGAGCGCTTTACCTGGAACTACTACAACAGGCTCCCCTACAGCGATTTCCGCCCGGACGACACCGACTCTTGGACCGACGCTGGCAATCTGACGTATTCGGCTACCAACGGAGGAGACAACGCCTGGGTCTACGGCATTGTCACAGGGGTTGTTGAGCAGCCCGTAAGCGCCTTGGCAACGATAGAGGTGGACGGGAATTACGCGTTCGCCTTCGCGGTTGACTCCACGACAACGGTTTCGGCTGATTCGTCCATAGCCTTCCACGGTGACACGTCTAGCCCGATCACAATTTCGGCTCAGTACGCGGGAACGCCTGGCCTTGGATTCCGGACGCTGAGGCTTTTGGAGACGACCAGCACGGCGGCTACAGAGACAGCCTACGGTGACGCGGGCGGAACTGCGATCCTGGCAGGAATGAGAGTGCAGGGGTGGAAATGAGACGCTTTGCATTGGGTTTCGCGAGTGCTTTCTTGGCAATGTTCCTCATGGGTCCTGGCGGCAAGCCGGCAGACGTCCACGATCAGTGCAAGGCAGCTGGGCTTCCTGTGGAGGGCGTGCGTTGGAATGGCACCAGGTACGTCGTGAATCTGTCGGCTGGGGCCAGCAAGACGGAGAGAGACCAGGCCAATGCTATTGCGACTGCTGTGTTGGCGATACCGGCGGACACAGCCGATCCGAAAAACGTGTCAGACGCCTTGGTAACCCTGCAGTTTGAGCCGCAGAACGCTGAGGCTCTTTCTGTCCTGAGATCAAGATACGTGGCGATTTCGAGGAAGTAATGCGGATTGACAACCTGAAAGAGAACGAAAAGCTGCTGATTGACCAGGTGAACGCGCTGAACATTCAAATGGATCAGCACGAGAAACTCGTAGCGGCTCATGCCGAGAAGGCGGCCGTTCTCAAAACGAAACGCGATCTAATGCTGCGCCTGTGCCTTCCTGAGCGCGAGCTGCCTGAGCAGATCGACATGCTGATTTGCATGCACGACGCTGGTGAGATCCATGGATTATTGCTTAACGGCGAAGCGCGCAAGGCACGCCTTACGCCGAGGACACCATTGGGGCCGGCCCTGAGGCAGTGACATGAGCGAAAAAAAGATTATCTGGCTTTGCGATCGAGGCAAAGAGGGCTACACGGTCCAGCAAGTTGGTGAGCCTATCAAGGGTGATTACGTTGCTCTGTATGAGATTCGTGGAGTCGCAAGCCGGAAAAAGGCTTTGGCAATTCTCCTCCGTGCCAAGTCTGCCCAGGCAATGAAGCCAGACGAGTTAGAGGCAATGTCGGAAACGGATCCAGGCGAGTACGGAATGCTTAAGGCCGCAGTCAGGCGCTGCAAGAAGGTGGAACAGCAATGAGTGACTTAGGCAAGACCAATGCTGAGTGGCTGACCTTTATGAGGAAGCAGAGTTTCTTCGCTCGTCTCTGGCGTGAGCTCGAGGACGTGTACCGAAGGCTCACGCTCGAACGCGTTCAGATTCGCAACGAGGGAGACGTCAACGCCAACTTCACCGGGGGCACCCTGTCTGGTGTTCACTATGGAACAAACACCAATGAGGCGGGTGAGTTGTTTGTGCGCGTGACGGGTGGCCCAACTTATACGGTTTCGCTCTACACGGCTACGGGAGCAAGTGGCTTAGTTGCTCAGGGAACTGGCACAGCTAGCAGCACTGTCGTGCTCACGGAGCAAAACAGCTCTGGCATGACAGGAACTGCTGTTCTGGCTGCCAGTGTCACTGTCGACACGAGTGACGCGAACGTCTGGCGTGTCTTCGTTGACAAGAAGCTGGAGCAATTGAAGCTGTGGCCGAGTGACGGAGACGCAAAGGACGCCCTCGGACGATCGATTGCAGATCAAACCCAAGCTGCAGCAGCCGCGGCGATTCTCAGTGCTCAAAGTGCAGTGATTGACGGGTGGCGTCAATGGGCTACGTCGCGTGGCCCAAACAACGAGATCGCCCAAGGCAATGACTTTGTTGGGCGCCAACTCACTACCCTCTTCTCTGAAGGCAGGGACGTTGACGCAAGCGGTAACGTCTCCAGGCCTGTATCTGGCTTCCTCGTTGAGCTAGACCAGGGCATGGAGGACGAAACGACTGGCAGCACGCAGACGATTATCAAGCGCGAGCCAGCAACGGTTTCCACCATTACCTTTGACGCTAACAATGACGGGCAGGGGACAGTTTCTAGCTTTACTCCTGGCCAAAACTCGCCCATTGGTAAGTGGAAATTCGACTGCACTACGGGCCTTGGGAATGACGGCGGGGGGAGCGAGGAGTTTTCCGGGACATTCGTCAGCACGGAAGACAATCGCACTATCGGCATGACTGGGCTCAGGGTTAAGCAGAGCTATGAGCTCCCGAGTGGGGGTGGATCGATCACCCTGGACCGAACGCGCACAAAGTCTGGCGACGCGTCTAACCTCAACGTTGGCGCGGCCTCTACCTTTAGCGAGACCGGAGAGAACGAAACAAACACAGACGGTGGCGTGTTGTACGGGGAGGTTGAGGCCAACGGCTCAAATTGGGATATCAGTTTCTACTCCAATTCTGGGCGCACCGACCTTGTAGCCAAGGCGACAAATGTTGTCACGGCTGCCACCAATCAGATTGCCTCGTCCCAGCGAGGGAGCGGGCTTCAGGTCACCTTTGACGTGGGCTCGGCTCCCGTCGATACGTCGACATTCAGCATTGACCTCAACTTCTTCAGCATTGGCACCGGAACGCCCCAAGTCCCCGATAGGTTTGAGTTCGAAACCACACTAACCAGCTCAGGGAAAATGTCTCGTATTCTTGCCCTTGCCCTGAGGGCTGAGCTCAATGGCGCAACCTCTGGGTCTGAGCAGCTAGACGACGACGCCTTGGGTGCCGTAAATACATTTGTTCCGTACTTAGTTGAGGACGTGTAATGCAGAAAAAGTACCGAGTAAGCCTGTCTCAGGACGCGTTGCTCATGGCATGGGCCATGACCGAAAGCATTCAGGTTCAGGGCCAGGCTATCGACGTCGTCTCTGAGTTGCGAGACGCCCTCAGGGGCCATGTTGAAAGGATCCGTGAGGTTACTCAGGAGACTAGCGAAGAGACACCAGAGGTAGCAGCCGCTTAGTGGGGGCGCAGTGCCAAGAGATCTTAGGATTGAGCTCAGGACGGAAAATGGCACCACGTGGTCATTTCATGTTGACGGGGAGTTCCGCGCATTAACACCCCTTCGTGAGTTTAAGGAGGCGGCGGACCCGCCTGAGCTCATTAGGCTCACTGAGACGTGGGAGATTACAGGGGCCAGGATACTTGCCCCCACGCAAGAGCAGCTGTTTGACCACTACAACTCTTTTAGGGGCTTGCTTGACGATCGAGACTCAAATCCGATTACTCATGTTCGCCTCATTCGTGACCCCGACAATTCGGCAGTCGTGGAAAGGGTTCTGGGCTCAACGGGATTCCAAGAATTCACGGTAGAGGAATTCGAGACTGCTAGGGACGACGTAGCTCCTGGTGCAGAGTGGCGCGCAACGCTTCCCGTTAACGTCAGATTCTCAGCGGTAAAGGTGTTCCCTGACGACAACGGGATCATTGACTGGCAGCAGACGATTCGCTACGAGGCGGACGCAACCGGGCTACAGAGAATCACGTACGAAACCTTCCTGAGCGTTGCCGAGGACGGCGTTGATTCGGCGCTGACCGTGGCTAGGTCGTACGCAAAGATTGACGCGTCAACCTTTGGCACAACTTATACTTATGCGACCAATTCAGACGAAGGGTTTGACTACGAGCTCTTAGACGCAGACGTGCCTGGCGGCAGGACAGCTAGGCGGATTCGCTGCACCAGCTCAATTCAGCAGCACGGCGCAACGCTAGGCGGCACTACCGCTGGGGCGACTGTTGGTGACGCTGAGTGGTCTGTTGAATGCACTTCAGAGGGCAGAACGCAGACTGAGATCACCAGGGCCTCTGCTATTGGCCCTGGGGCATTAGCTTGGTGCAAGACCAAGAAGCCGGCTGGGGCTATCGCTAGAACAGTCGAATTCCACGAGAAAATGAAGCGTGAAGCTCGCTGCGAGTGGACAAAGGTCTCTACAGTGGCTGGCACTGGTGAAGAGTCTTCGGAGGGGTTACAGACTCGCCTTGAGGTGTCCATGGTCCTCCGCGGAGGGGGAAGAGACGTAGCCTTCTTGCCGACCTCTGGCGGGTTTGCGCCTATCAAGGTCGTTGGTCCATTCCAGCCAGCCAGGCTCGAGGTGAGCGTTAGGGCAGAGGCCATTGGAGACAGGCCGACAAATGCAGATATTCGCTTTCCCGCAAAGCTCACAAGCCCATGGGTATTCGTGGACAACGAAAGCCGAGAAGACCCTGCACCAAAACTGAAGGAGTTGAATCAAGACCCTGGGGCCTCCGTTTGGGAGCGATTGGCAGAGATCGTATACATAGCTGACAGGGTTCCGTCGTCTAGCAGCTTGTCGCCCTTGACTAGCCCTAGTGCTTCACTGGAGAGCTACAAGCTATGAGCGTGGTCAACAGATTCACGGTAAAGGGAATCGCAAAGGCATTGCGCTCTCTGCGTAAGCTGGCAAAGGAGCAAAGGGCGGCCGAGAGGGAGGCGAGGCGCCTTCGGGTTCGGCTCCGCATAACAAACAGGCAGAGAAATGGCTGATAGTGTAGTCAGGATTGCCAGCAACGCCCTTAACAGAACTGTCCAGCAGCTCAGGCAAACGGTCGGAAGGGTAACAGCCGCCCAAAACAGAGAGCGAGCTCGGCAAAGACTTGGGAACGTAACCAGCGGCCTTAACACAGTCAGGGGAGGCCTCGGGAAGCTCGGCGGCGGTATCGGTACGTCGTTTAGGTCAGTGCTTGGGCGAGACGATTTCGTTGGCCGCGCGGGAGCTGTTCGCGGGGCGAGTGGTCTGCTCCAGGGAAACCTTGGAGCTGTGGCGGGCGCATTCTTTACGGTATTCACCCTGGGGGAGATTGCGACGACAGTCGTCGACGTTATGAAGGGCAAGTCTGGCCAGCTCATTCTCGAGGAGAGAATGCGCTCGTTCATTCCGCAGATTGTGAACAGCGTAAGTCGCATTATTACCGTCGGAAACGAAAGGGCCTTTTCTGTTCTGGAAGAGCAAATCAATCGTCGGTTCGAGGATTTGGGCGTGGCGGACAGGCTTGCAGCGGATCCTGTCTTGCAAGAGACGCTGAATAAGCAGTTTGTTAAACTGCTTGAGGAGTTGCTGCGCAGGGACGCAGCGAAAGCCGCGAGTAGATAATGGAGTGCGCTGGCGGGGTCAAGATCCAGCTAGGTGACCACGTTTGTCACACCGTTAGGTTCAAGCGTACCGCTGGGACGACGCCCGACGTCACTACGGTGACGATATTCGTCGACAATTTCGATAACTTTCAGCTGAGGCGACCACCACCCAAGCAACTGTTGACTGAGGGCCAGGCTGACTCTGGTCCTCAACAAGCCGCACTGTCCAACAGAAAGCCTCGGGATATCCAGTTCTCACCTAGCATGGACTGGGCAGAGCCGCTCATTCTGCAGGAGGTTGTGGACGACCAGCAATGGCCGGAAGACGGGTCAGAGCTTGTCATTCCACAGTTGTTTGTCTCTAGCATTTCGAAGCTAGACGCCGGGGAACCGAGTGGGCAGGTCATTGTCTCCCTGCATGACATTCGTATCCTGTGGGCCGACAGGGGCTACCTCAATGAACATTGGGCCTTCAATGGGCAAGACGGAACGCTCAGTGGTTCTCTTGAGGAAATAGCTAAGCACATTGTGTCCAGGCTTCCTGGCTCTCCAGAGCTCGTTAGGTCTCCAGAAGACTGGAAGACAATTGAGCCAGAGATCAAGTTCAAGAAGTACACCCTTGCCCGCGCTGCTCTGGAAAGAATTCAAAGGGAGTTTGGCTGCAGGGTTTGCCTCAACCTGGACGGATCAATCGCTATTTGGGATCACGGGGAAACAAATGCACCTGGGCAGGAAAGGGTGGCATTTACCCCGTCTCAGCAGGACAGTGCCAAGGAGATCAACTCAAGGCTAGTCGACCTGCCGCCCCTTTACTCAAATGCCACCGGCCACATTGCTGGGCGCGAGCAAGTCTATGTCCCGGACGTTATCGTTGTGTCTGGCAAGCCACGAATAGCGAGTGTTGCAATTGACTGCTGGGAGCCGGTTCTAAGAATCAACAAGCAGATAGTTCCGCTCAGGGAAGGGCTGCAACTGTTGTTTGAGCAGGCCCAAGGGAGAGCCAGGGCAGACGCCCTCGAGGTCGGCGACCCGGTTCCTACCACAACGCCGCAGTCGATAGAAAGGCGCCTAGCATGGCTGCAAAGAGCTGTTTTGCGCCCAGAAATGCTGTCAGATCACCAGGAGCTTGGAGACAGGGAGGCGGAAATCCTTAGGCGCGACGCTTATCGGCTTTGGCGCCTGCCCAACTCAGGAACTGTCAACGCTCACCTTCTCCCTATGCTTTCCAGGGCTGAGGTCGACCCGTCCTCGGGGCAAAGGCTCCCTGTTGCCGTTGAGACTTACCGGCACAAGACGCTTGAGAACAAGCTGGCGGCTCCACGGGTTGGTGTGATTACTCTCAACGGATCAGTGGTCCCGGACAACATTCGCAACGTCAGAGAGCTCGAGCACCTATTCAACGAGTCAACAACAACGATCGAGTACGTGATCGACTCTGCGAGTGCGAATGCTGCATTGGCGGGATCCGTCTTTGATACCGAGGTCACTATCTTCGGTGAGATCGTTGCGGCATTCGGTGGTGACCCTGATTTCGAAGGATTCAATATCGCCGAAATCAACTCTGGCAAGGCTCAGGCTGACGCGTTCCAAAAGGAGGGCGGAGCTGGGCTTGAGGTGCTAAGTAGGCGGATCAGAGACAGAAAAGACTTAGACAACGCAGCGCAAGAAGCTCTGGGCATTTCGGCTCTCATGGTGGCCAGGGACGTATTTTCGCAAGCGATCGCCTGGAAACGAAACGAGCTCATTGCACGCAACCTACGCCAAGGCAATCAGCAAACAGCTCAAAACTTGGCAGCCCAGTACTCTTCCATTAGAGATCGTTATTTCTCTGCCCTGGAGGCTGTCGACCCCAACGATACGTCGAGGCTAAAGGTTGAATTTCTGGAAGCTGTTCAAAAGGTGGGCGCCAAATACAAACAGAACCAGGATTTGATCTTCACGCTGAGCGCCCAAGAGCCAATTTCCCTGTTGTCGCAGATCATTTCCAGGGAAAGGGCAAAGAGGGGAGCAACTGCCACGGCCGGAGGCACTCAGGAGCGTGGAAGAAAGGGACAGACTTTCGCGGTTGCCAGGGCAGCGGTGAACCTACCAAGGTCCGTTGACCCTGGCGCCAGGATTGAGGACGCCAAGGTTGGCTTGGTGAGAACGCAGAGCCCGGTCGGCCATGTGGCACCAATTGGATTCTCGGGAGCAGAAACTCCGCCTCGCATAATGGCGGACGGGGCAAGTGGTTTGCAGCTCGTTCCTCGGGCAGTGCGCGTAACGTTCGGCGTTCAGGCCAGGCCAAAGAGGGAGACCGTATCAGACGGGAGAGTTGTAACTGGATCACCCGAAAGGGCCTCGTGGTGCCCACTAGACCAGCCGGAAGACATTATCCCCGAGCAAGCGAGGAAGGTCAGGGACGGAAAAAGGGAGGATTTGGGGTATACGCACTTTGTCTTTGAGCGCCAGGAGAAGGGCGGGAGCTCTTCCATTGCCGAGGTCAAAGACCTGAGCACGGTTGATCCTACCGAAGCCTCTCCGCTGCATGCGCCAGAGCTCCAGGAGCTTATTGAGCTGGACGGATCTTCAAACATTGAGGAGCTGCGCGAAGACGCGAAGGCGCGTGCCTTGAAGCAAATGAATGAGACTCGCCTCACCGAAAGGCGGCAGTTTATTCTTGCTCGTCCATGGCGCGTAAACACTGACGGCGTGGTGGCTGGGGTTGAGATTCGCGAGAACCAGGGCCTTAAGGGATTGCAGACGATTGTTGTGACAGGCGACCCAGCCAACCCGTTTGGCGAAACTCAGAGCATTGACGAGCGCCGCACGCGCGAGCGCGGCCGAACTGAGGCGCAGAGAGATAGTCAAGAATGACGGATAGGCAGAAATCCGCTGAGACTGGAAATGTCGACCGTATCCCCGTAGCCGATTTCAGGTTGAATCCGTACACGGTTGAGGGCAAGACTTCGTCATTTGTCACTGGAATGGCTCGCTCGGACAAGGATACTGGCGTCCCCTCTGCAAGCCCTGTCTTATCGGGTCCGTTCCAACCTCTTGCCCTGCGCTTTGATAACTTGGGCGTGCCTCGTGGTGACGGGATCGCCGACAGGCGTTGGAATTTCCAAGTCATTTGTGATCCAGCTGGAGATAAGGATAGCCGGCGACCGGCTCCGTTTGGGCAAGATTCTGCATTCAGTCCTGGGAATCCCTCGACGCGTTGGGTTGACGCTGCCGGAAGGACTGCTGTACCGAGTTCCTTAATGCGGGTGACTGACTCCGCTGACAACAGGCACATGGTTGCCCTGAACATGCAGAGTCAGGAGCTTGGTTACTCTCGCAGCATTATTGCCGAGCAGGGTCCAGTTCGTGGCACGACTGAAAGATCGCGGCAAGTAGCTTCGAAGGTCAACAGCACAGGAACGCAGGAGGTTAGTGACGCTGGCGCCCAAGTGGCGAGCAACATATCCGCGCCTCAAGCAGTTCAGTTGGGGGCTGAGGCGCAGGCCAGGCTCCAGAATAGGATTGAGCGGAATCAGAGGGAGCTGGAAAAGGCCGAAGAAAAACTGCGTGACGTTGAGTCTAAAGCCAAGTTTGACAAAGAGAGGCGTGTAGCTGGGGCCAAGAAAAAGATCGAGCAGATACAGAGCAAGATCACCAAGGACCAGGGGCGAATCAATCGCCTGCGAGAGACTCCCCTGGACCAAACCGGGCAGTTTCTGCAGCAGTTTGTAAAAGACCGGAAGGGCAGGACGATTCCTGTATTCGGGTCTAAGTTCAGCAGCTTCGAAGCGCCACCAATTAGGGGTATAGACAAGGTTGGAAACGACGGGCTTGGGAACGGTGGAGCTTCGATCTTTGGCTTGGGCAAGAATACTGGGAGGTTTCAATTTGAGAGCGCTACCTTTGGAGACCAGGACCCAGCGACAATAGCCAGAAATCAAAACAGGCTGTTCGCCTCTACTGGGTTCGGGCTTGGCTTTGGGCTGCCTGGAGGTTTTACCGGGTTCGGCATTCAGAAAGGTTACACAACTGGCGTTGGTCAATCTGCCCTAGATCCCAGCATTGATCCGAGCCAGGTCAAGAAGATCATTGTCGTCGGTGGGCAGTCAGTAGTTGAGCTGAAGGGTGATCGCTCTGGACCTACGCAGCCGATAAGTGACGCTCAGTCCTTGACGGACAAAGACATTGACACCCTTTTCCCTCCCGAGGGACCGAGCGCGAAATACACTGGCCCACTGGCCACGTCCGAGCCGCTTGGATTTGTGTACAGCGGAGGGATACCCAAAGATCAGTCATTCAAGGACTCCCTAAAAGAGCAAAGGTCGAGCGCGCAAACCCGAGAGAGGGTTATCAAGACGCTCACCCCTGACAATCCCCTTGGGAGACTCGGGCCTACTCAGACTCGCGCACCTAAAGAGCGTGGACCAGCCCGCCATGCGCCATTGTCGACGTTCTTTATGCCAGAGGCGGCAAGGGCTCGTTACCGGCAGGGCTCAGAGGGTACTTGGGAAGGCCCTCTCGTGGGCAGGACTGACGCCCAATGGGCCATGGGGCCGGTGGATCCAACTCAAGGCGCACAATGGGTAGGGAGAATCCGATTCGTCAATACAGACGCCAAAATGATCCCCTGGAAAAAGCAGGAGCTAGACCCGTATAGCGACGTTCTCATTGGCGGATTGTTCAAGGGCGAAATGTGGCCAGACTCGTCAATCGCCAACCTGGGGGACAACCTTGGCGAGGAGACGGCGCAATGGGTTCCCGTTATCAGGGTTGACTTCGCCTTGCCATTTAGGGACAGGCCCCCAGAGGAGCAGGTCGAGAGCGGTCCTGCAGACGCGAGGCGAGCTGCTGTTGTTGCTTCAGGCCCTGGCCCGGATCCAGACCCGGAGCTGGAGGATATACCGGACCCGCACCCAGACCCAGAGGAGCCACCGTTCAGGAAGCCTCGCACAAAAACCCCGATCAACGAGGTCATTGACTTCATTCAAAGCAATGGGCAGCCAATTGTCGCCAGCGTTCTCCCTGAGCCGTTTGCTCCCTCGGAGCCGGCTGGAATGTTTCGCCCCTCGTTCGTCCAGCAATTTGCCGGGGCTGCGGCTCCAGCTGCAGGGTATTCCAGCGGCCAAAGGACCGGAGGGGGAGGGGGCGTAAGCGAGCAGTCTCACGGGAGGACACCAGAGGGCGGTGACAGGGGAGACCCTGCCGGTGGAGCCGAGAATCCCAGCAGTCAAGACGGGGACACGGGAATAGCTGCGGCCGTTCCATGTTCGGCGACGGGGAACATAGCTGGAGGAGACTTCAGCACCAAAGACACTGGGTTCAACAGCAAGGTTCCTGGCGGGCTTTCTCCGTCTGGAGTCGGATCCGGAGCTGGTGGTGTTTCTGTTCCGCCGTACCTTCAGACAAACGACGACAAGATATTTGGCCACCCGGCCGTAAGGAGAGACGCGGACGGAAACTGGCAGATCTTTATGAATTCCGGGGAGTCTTACAGGATCCCCGGAGCCAGCAACGAGCCGACGTCATACGGCGTTGGCGAATACAACATGGCTAACCTTCCGGCTCCTATAGCCGGCGATCGCCACGGCCCTGCTACAGCTGAGGCCTCTCTGAGGTTTACTCAGATTCAATTCGGCTGCCTGCAAAAGTCATTCAACGCATTGGCCGGCGGGGGGGGCCACCTTGAGGCGTCTATCACGGCAGTCAACAGAAACAGGGCCGGCCCTGCCTCTGGTCACCACCTTGGAACGCACCACGTATCAAGGGAGGGCCAGGAGCTCCAGTATGGACGCCGACAAGGAACTTCCCTAACACTGCATTCCATTCTGGAGGCTGAAGGGGGATCCAGTGTTCACGCGCAGATTGGAGGGGTGGCGCAGATTACGCGAGAGCACAGAGGTGACGGCAACGTCATTGACGATCGCCCTTTGTTGCTGCTGGAGAATGATCGCGGAACCAAGACAACTGGGCCTGGTAATCGCGGTGACCTCATTGCAGAGGTAGACCGTAAGTTCTTCGTGGACAAAAACAGCTGCCTAGAGGCTCAGGCTGTTGCTACATGCAGCACAGTTGATTTTGAGCCCAGCGTTAAGCCCAAAAGCAGCCGGAATCGACTTTTCGTATCTGACGGGAATGACGCTGACGGGTTGGTCGAAAAGGGGCTGTATTACCAGCAGCAAGATTCAGATACACCAATCCGTGTCGACTCCTCGGGGGACGGCTTCGAGATCGGCATGACCAGCTGGTTCCCGCACTCCGCCGCTCTTCCAAGTGGCTGGGCGCAAATGGACGCGAGCGCCGTCAGCAGAACGACGTATGCCGAGGCCTTCTCCAAGCTGGGAACAGACTGGGGAGTGGGCGACGGGTCAACGACGTTCAACCTGCCTGAGTCACGCGGGCACACCCTGGGTGGTAGCGGAACAGGCCCAGGCCTAACTGCTCGTAGCGTGGGTGACATGGTGGGCGCGGAGGACCATACGATTGCTGAAGGCGAAATGCCCTCTCACAATCACGGGATCAACGACAGCGGCCACACCCATACGATCAATGACAGCGGCCACACTCACACCGTGAACGACACAGGGCATACGCACACGGTCAACGACACGGGGCATACCCACAGCCAGAACACACTTGGGGGTGGGGCCAACGCGAACACAGCCGCTGGCCTCGGTGACGTGAGAACCGGCAGCACGGCGAGCTCGTCGACGACAAGCGCGACGACTGGTATCACGAACCAGAGCGCAACGACTGGCGTCACGAATCAGAGTGCGACGACGGGCGTAACGGCTGCGAGCGCGACAACCGGAATAACCACGAATTCCGCCGGATCCGGGACAGCAATGGACATTATGAACCCAACTGCCTACGGGGTTTGGGCGATCAAGTTGCTGTAATGACAGAGGAAGCTGCCAATATGAGTAACGTGACCGACCAGAGAGACGCAGGCGGTTTCAAGCTCACGGGCAACGCAGTGGTGTACGCGCTGTTGGTGGCCAGTGGATTGGCTGTTGGCGGGGGGACGGGTACGGTGCTCCAGGGTAGCGCCACGTCGTCTACCCTGCGCGAGGTACGTGCCGAAATCATGGGCGGACTCCGCACGATAGAAAGTAAGCTGGACGACCATACTCGGCGCCTGTCCGAGGTGGAGAAGCGCCTTCGGGAGCATGAACAGCTCCCAGCCCATGACGCCGCCCTGGTCACCATGAAGGCGATTGAGGAGCGGGTTAAGCGCCTCGAGGGGCGTTAAGAAACCGAAGCTCGCTTGATTAGGATTTTTACCTTCTGCCAATCGGGATCGCTTGTTGTCCAGCACGTCGGACCCATTCTGAGAATGCTCGTGCCCTTTGGCAGGTCAATCAAGGCCTTGGCGACGTCAAGCATTGAGTCCTCGAAGGACGTCCTCATGGTGCTGTAGAAGCACTGCTCGCCAAGTGAGTTTGTAACCGAGACGACGTAGACAACGACATGCTGGGAAGTAAGCTGAGTGGTAGCCATGCTGCGCTCCGTGAAAGCGTGTTGTGGTTAGCGCTCAGTCGGGGCTGCAACCTCGGCTGGGCGTGCTTCTAGACTAGCTGTTTGGGGCATGGAGTTTCAAGGCGCGAGTCTTGAGAGCCCTGTGGGTGCGTGATAAGGTGCGCGCCGAAGCTAGTACACAAAAACAGCCGCGTCTTTCCTAGCCGGGAGTCGCGACTGCTTTTGGAAATCAAGTCGAGCGAGCAATAGACCAAAGTATTCAATCTTTGGCAAGCCTCATTCGACGGGGGTCGACGAATGGGGAATCATGGCCAAGGTAATCAAGCTCTGTATCCATGGGAAGCCCTCTCGTTACTGGTACGCGGACATACCGGCCGGGGAGTCAATCACAGGAAAGCGTCGGCGTGTTTGCTTAAAGCGCACCAAGAAGGCAGCCGCCCAGATTCGTCTAGGGGAGATCCTGCGCGACTGGGAGGCTGGCCGAGAGAGCAAGCACGTTTACAGAGCCGAGCCACAGCTATGGGGGCTTGTGGACAAGTACATTGCCCACCTAGAGCGCCAAAAGAGGGGGGCTCAGCACGTCGGGGACGTAAGGCACCGCCTTGGCGAGATCGTAAAACGCATTCAGTGGCTCAAAGACCTGGAGGATATCGACCTGATACACAGGGTTGTGTTCGACCAGATAGCCTCGGAGATTCCAGGGAAGAGCGGAGGAAAGCTCACAACACGCACTCAACTCTTCTATCTCCGCGCGCTGAACGGATTTGCGAAATACTTGGTCCAAACAAGGGTTCTAGGCGCCAACGTTATCCCTTTGGTGCCTCGCCCCCACGAGCCACAGTGGGAGTACAGGCACCGAGAGGCCCTGACTATCGAAGAGGTCGAGACTCTGGTCGAGGGAGTGCCTTTGTATCGAGGCGTGACCTACCTGATGGCCAGCACCACCGGGCTCCGTCGCAGCGAGTTGAGGAGCATTCCGGAGCGAGACGTCAATCTCGAGGCGGGCACGATCCGGATTCGCTCCAAGAGCGCAAAGAACAAGCGCGAGCACCGTATTCCCCTCTCGGGCTGGACCTCGGACGTTTTGCGTCGATACCTCGGCACTGTGAGACCAGAATCTATCGTCCGAGCAGGAAACAAGCGCGTTGGTCCCCGCGGGTTCCGTCTGCTTGTCGCAATGCCTTCAATGCCGACCTATTACCGAGACCTGGAGCGGACGCTTGGATTGTGCAGGGTCACGACAGGCTGCAGCTGCGAGCTGCGCCACCAGGACCCTGGTTCATGGATCGACTTTCACAGCCTCAGGCACAGCTTCGCGACCTGGCTTCTCCAGCAGGGGGTCTCGCTGGCTGTTGCCACCGACCTCATGCGGCACTCAACCCCAGAGCTCCTCAAGCAGCGATACGCGCACCTGGTCGACGGGGATTACCGAAAGGGAATAGACGCGGCAATTCAGAAGCCTGGGCAGTAAATTGGGCAGTCAAAAAACACAGCCATGTAAATGCCTCCTCTGTAGCGGTTTGTGATATTGGCGCCAGTTTCCTAAACCGTAGGTCGCTGGTTCGAATCCAGTCGGGGTTATATGCTCAAGTGCCTGCGCTGTATGGCCTTGCGGTCCCGGTCGCCCCGGCGCAAGGCCCCTCCTGGACGACAATCCTGTTTGCTGAAACTGCTGGTTTTATGGCATTTCTTGCACTGGCTTGGGCAGTCAATTGGGCAGTCATAGATTTGGCTGCCCAGTCGGGATTCTCAGGCCCTATCCAAGGCAGTTCTTGGGCGCCACTTTCGGCGATTTGTCACCATTCAGCCACGAGACCCTAACAAAACCCTGGTGGATCTAATTAACAGAGGGTCATTTCGTGAACAAAGTTCTCGGTTTTTAGGGCCTATTGATTATAGACAGTCGCCCTTGAAGTCATTTCTAATTGAGTTCCTTTGGTCGGGAGGTAAGCAGTGGTCGGGTTCGAGTCCTATATAGCCGCGGCAATCAACGCCTCGAGCGCGCCTGACGGCGCCCGAAAGCGCCTAATGATTCAGATTGCACGGCACTCATTTCAGGTCGGGCAGCTGGTCTGCACGTCCTCCCATGGCGTCAGGCCTTCGTGGATATCTAGCCTCGAGGATTTCACTGCGACTGTGCTGGGCCTGGCCTCTGACGATAGCCCCCTTCTATGCAGCGTCACCGACCTAAAGCGAGAGCTGTTTCGTCGCAGCAACCGAATTTACGACACGTCCGGTGGAGGCAGCCTGGGGAGGCTCATAGAGTTCGCTGGTGAAGACTGGCCACAAATCGACGAGTGGTTGCAGTCTGAGTATCGGCTTCAAGCTGCACCCTGAAGCTGAGTGCAAAAAATTACCAAATTTGTCAAACTTCGCCATTTTGAGGGCTAATGAGCCATTGATCGCAGGTAACTGAGTCTAAAAAAGTTACAGTTATTGATAATTTTTGGAGTTTTTTTGCTGCCTGCGTATCGGGGGGATCCGGTAACCTGGGCGCAACTTTAAGGCAGGACTAGCACCCGTCGTCACGCTTGAAACCCGGATGCGAGTGCTAGTCCCTAACGCAAATGCGCTAGCTTGCTTGTAACCGCACTGCGGGACGCTGGCAAGTGGGCGTACATGGCAGGAGCACAATGCCAAGTACGATTCCGGCTGCCCGAGAAGGGCAAACCCTACAGGGGTTCTGGGCTGACCTATGCAAAAGGCAAGGCTGGTCCGCAGACGATCACCCGTTCGGGATAGACCCTTACAGCAAGCTCACAATAAAAGAGCTCGGCGTCATAAATAGGCGCAGTTATCACTGGGCGTATCGCAGGTTCTTGAGCGGCTACTGGGAGATACCGGGGCGCATAGACATAGTCCTGCCTCAGCAGCGTCTCGTGCTGGGAATGGGGGTCATTTACCGCTATCTCCAGGACTTGGAGGCGGCTAAGTGAAGAACAACGAACAGAACAACCTGAGAAGACTCACTCGGGAATTCAACGGCGAGCCATTCGAGATCTTCGACGACAACGGCGATTTCTACATGACTCTCGCTCAAATCACCAAGGCCCTTGGCTACAAGCACAAGAAAGAGGTGCACCAGCTAATCAGCCGAAATGACCTAGATATCGACGAATACAAGGGGGTCGTCAAACTGAAGACACCCTCTGGAGCCCAGAATTTCACGGTTATTCACGAAGACGGGGTCATGGAGATCGCCATTGTTTCCAGGACGGCAGCTGGCAAGAAGTTTCGGAAGTGGATTGTCAGAACGCTTAGAGAAATTCGGCGCGGCGAAAAGGTTTTGATTTCGCGTGAGTCGTATGAGTGGGATCAGAGAACGATACGCGCCCAGCAGGAAGCGCTGATTGGGTACAACCTCGCCTACGACAAGCTCAAGAGCACATTTGGCTACGGTCTAGCCATGGTGAGGCACTACGGTCCTCCGGAGGAGGACCCTCGGCAGACTCACCTCGAGTTCATGCACGGCAGCAGTGGAAACCTTGAAGACCAGGGCAAGGCGGCGGCGACAGCCGGGCGGTTGTGTGAAGGCGGTGAAGCATGAGCCGCTACACAAGGCCAAGGCGCCTTGACCGAACGGCACACATGCTCGCCGTGGCTGAGCTCATAGACGAGCTGGACGTTGCGGCTCGGGTCGGGAATCGCTGCCTTGAGTTGCTCCGCAATGGCCGCGACGAGGCGCACGGAATCGCCCTGAAATCCCTGGCCGACGATCTATTGTCAATCGTAGACGAGCACGACCTGCCCAGGCTTAAGGCGATCGGGCACGCGATCGAAAAGAGGTGCGTCGAATGGTCGCTGTAGGCAAGTGCTCAATCTGCGGCGGGAACGCGGTGCTCAAGGACTGGGCTGGGGTGGGCTTGGTCCCGTGCAAACACTGTGACCACGGCTCAGTGGTGCGCGAAACGCTGCACTGCAAGGAGTGCAACCAGGTGCTGAACAACTGGGACCTCGAGGTGAGCCAGACGCACTGCACCAGGCACCAGAAGGGGTCGGGGCTATGAGCGGTTATCCCTTCGTTGCCCTGTCGGAGTTGGAGCGCCTTCGCGCGCTCCAGAGGAAAGAGTCGCTGTTGACGAGATTCGCCAAAGACGCAAGGCCTTGCCATGAGTGCGCCCATGCAGGCTTCAAGGTCAGAGTTCTGTGGCGCTATGAGAATGGAAAGCGTGTGCCGATCGACGCTGAGGGTAGGACGCATGCGCATTTTGAGATTTCGCATGGGGGTAGGAAATGACTAGCTTCACACCGGCAATTGCCCAGCAGAAGTACCTGCGGGTTGCATTGATTGGGCCAAGTGGATCAGGGAAGACGTACACGGCCCTGGCCCTGGCTACCTTCCTGGCAAAGGGACAGAAGATTGCTGTCATTGATTCTGAGCGGGGTTCGGCGGCTAAATACGCGGGCGAGGAGCTTCGTTGCGACGGTGGCGGAGGTATCAAGCTGGAGTTCGATAGCTGCAACCTTGGTGACTTTCGCTACGAGACTTACATGCACAAACTCCAAGAGGCGGGGAATGCTGGGTATGGGGTCTGTGTCGTGGACTCCCTCACTCACGGCTGGGAGGAGCTCGTAAGTCGAAACGACAAGATCGCCCAGGCGAAGTACCGCGGTAACACGTGGTCGGCGTGGTCTGAGACCAAGCCGATTCAAAAGCGCCTGATTCAGTGCCTGCTGGACTATCCGGGTCACGTGATTTGCACCGTTCGCGCGAAGACACAATGGGAGATCACGGAGGACCGAGGCAAGAAGCGCCCTCAGAAGATTGGCTTGCAGGCTGACGCTCAGAAAGACTTGGATTACGAGTTTGATTGCGTCTTCAGAATGCAGGACGGTGGAGCGTGCGTGGTGGATAAGACTCGCTGCCCTGAGCTGGTCAGCTACACCGGGAATCAGCCAGGGGCGAAGCTGGCGAAGATACTCGAGGACTGGGCGGCTCCTGGTGGGTACGGCAAGCCCACGCGATTACCCAAGAGAAGCATTAAGTCCACAGAGTGGGATCGTCTCATGGCAGAGGCGAGGCCCGTCATTGCCCAGTTCCCTACGACCCAGCAATCCGAGCTGTACGCCTGGATAGAGGCCAATACTGGCAACGTGGAGTTCTTGCGCCAGGCTATTCCGAAGATCGCCAGGCGCTTTGAGACATTCCAGGCGGAGCTGCGCGCAGCTCAGGGTCCTGCACCAGCCCCTGAGCAGGGTGAGCCCGCGACAGTCCCAGAGCTAAGCGAAGAGGAGCTCAAGGAGCTGGGCTAAGAAAACAACGAAACAGTCTTTTCCCGACCAGGGGCGGCGGCGGCACGTTCGGCGCCGTCGCCCCACCTACCCGGAGTGCGTACACATGCTCACGGCAGAACAGCTTAAACAGCGCGGTTATGTCCCTGCACAGGAGTTGCAGTGGACCATGCTTCAGGCCGTGCTCATGTCGCAGGGGTTCGCCTGGCGGCACGTCGTGGAGCCCAGCGGCGAAGAGCACTGGGCGTTACGCGACGACCTGTGGCTGCGGGTTGAGCGATATCGGGGGAATCCACAATTCGCCCGAGTTATTGACTCGGCAATTCCTGGCCTGGCGCCGGTAGCGAGGGGGGGAGCGTGAACGTTCTCGCTCTGGACATGGCCACCAAGACTGGCTGGGCCTTGTGGCGCGACGGGGTGCTGAGCTCGGGCGTGGAGGATCTTAGTCGCCGACGCAATGAGCACCCACAAATGCGGCTGCTCCGCCTGAAGGCGCTCGTTGAGCGGCTGCTGGGAACGCTGCGCCCTGACCAGCCGCTGATCGTCTACTACGAGGAACCGATTCAGCACCAGCGGAACAAGAGCGGCTTCGGGCTGGGCTGCAACTTTGAGGGCGTGCTGCTGACGGCACTGCCTGAGACGGCGATCTACACCAGGGTCCACCCGAGCGCGCTGAAAAAGCACGCGACGGGCAAGGGCAACGCCGGGAAGGGCGCCATGGTCCAGGCCGCCAGGGATCGGTGGGGCGTCGAGCCAGCAGACGACAACGAGGGCGACGCTTTGTGCTTGCTGGCCTACGCCCTGGACGAGCTCGGGATCACAGCATGCCACGAGGAGGAATCGGAATGAAGACGTACCAATGCCGGGAGCACTGCCCCGACGTGCCGGAGAGGTTCATGCCGGACTGGGAAGGGGTGGACGTGATCGACATTTCCACCCCTCAAGACGCCGCAGAGGCCTACGCTGCTGACTTGCTGAGTGGCGATCCTGACTTTGGGGCCGGCGTTGACGTGGAAGTCCAGGGGCATGGTGTTTGGCGGGTTGGCTTTGACTGGGAGCCCACGCCCTACTCACGAAAGGTGGAGCCATGACGCCAGCTGAAAGGGTGAAGAAGCACGAGGGCCATGAGAACGCTCTGGACCTCCACCTGAAGCCGATTGCGCTGCGCGACGCCAACGCGTTCGTGAGCGAACGGCACCGACACCTGAAACCGGCTCGCGGGTGCAAGTTTGTCCTAAGCGTGGCCGACTCTGACGAGCGGGTGCGGGGCGTGGCGATCGTCGGCCGCCCGAGCGCCCGGATGCTCGACGACGGATACACCGCGGAGGTCACGCGTTGCTGCACCGACGGCGCGGCGAACGCGTGCTCAATGCTCTACGGCGCCGCTAGACGTGCTGCGAGGGCCATGGGCTTTACGCGCGTCGTTACCTATACGCTGCCCGAGGAGGGCGGGCAGAGCCTGCGCGGAGCCGGGTGGAGGCTACTTGGGCGCACGGGGGGCGGCGAGTGGACGCGGCCAGGCAGGTTGCGTCAGGCCGCTCAGCGCCCCGAGCAAAAGCTACTCTGGGAGTCGCCATGAAGCCTGAAGAATTGGCCATGGTCAAAGAGATCTGCGAGACGGCCCACATGAGGTACTGCCAGGAAATCCAGGACATGGCGGAAACGCTCGCCAAGCCCATGCATGAGGCCTGGCTTGAGGGGGCCTTGGCAGGGATCAAGGGCGAGCGGCGCGTGAGGCTCGAGAAGCTCGCGGCTCAGCTCGAAGACAAGTCAACGACGACGGATTGGTAATTCAACTCAACGAAAAGGAGGGCACAT